GCTTCGACCAGCGCATCCTGCGTGATCTTGCCGTCCTTGTCGGCAAGGATCTTGATTTCCTGCGTGACGCTGTCGAGCGAATCCACGGGCAGGCTCAGCGCCTTGCCGTAGGCCTTGGCCTTGTCCAAGATGCCGGATGCGCCTGCGTCGAGGAACTTGCCCAACTCGGTCGGCAGCGCCTGCGAGACTGGCGTGACCTTGTCGTCGCTGAACAGCTTGCGGACGAAGCCCGCCTCTTGCACCGCGTTTGCCGTAGCAAGGCCCTCAAAGTCGCCTGCTTTGACGCTGCCGGTTATGCCGGAGTCCCTGATCTGCGGAGAGCTGAAGCCAAGCAGCGCCGACACGGCGAGTGCGCCGGACAGCGCGTCGGCCCACTTGTCGCTGAAGCCGATCTTGCTGTAGAAGTTGGCGAGGTCGGACTCCCAGGTTCCAAGGCCGCCGCCGAGTTCGTCGCCGACATCCTTTGCCTGATCGCGACGGAAGCCCTTGTTCCAGTCCTGATTCGCCTTCCAGACGCCCAGGGCGATGGCCGCGACCCATCCTGCCGTTGACGCCCATCCTGATGACGCAGACCCGCCTGCATTGCTGACCATGCCCGCCTCTTGCGCGGCCAGCATCGAGCTTTGCTGCGTGGCAAATCCAGTGCCGTAGGCTTGGCCGCTGTAGACGGCCGCATAGTTAGCCGCCGGGGCATAGGCGCCGTAGGCGTTGTAAGCAGCCTGAGCGCCGCTCACGGTGCTGCCGGCCTGCCCTGCCTTCTGGAACCAGTTTGAGCCAGTTGCTGCATTCACTGCTGCGCCGGCATAGTTTCCGACAGCGCCAACCGCCTGATTGACGCCGGCCTGAATGATCGGGCGCAGCACAAGCCGCTTGAACAAGTCTTGTAGCGCCTTGGCGCCGCCTTCGCCGCCGTCAATGATGGCGTCCGTCAGCGTGTTGCTGATGTCCTCACCGATGCGCTTCCACAAGCGAGCACTGTGCTCTGCCGCAACCTGATCGACGGCCAGTTGATTCGCTGCCGAATTGGCTTGCGTTGCCTGGGAGCGCAGGATGTCTCGCTGATCTGGAGACAGGCCTGGTGCCTCATTGATTTCGCGCAGCCGCTTGCGCAAAGCCAACTCGTTCTGCAGCTGCTTCAGCATGACCTCGCGCTGCTGTTCAGGCAGCACGGCGGCGGCCGCCTCGATTTGCATGGCGTAGGCCGCGTCTTGCAGCGACTGCGCGTAGTCCTGGGTGGCCTCTGCAATTGCCTTGTACCGATCGCCAATGGCCTTGTCGCCGTTGGCTTGCTCAAGCGCCAGCAGATCGGATTCGGCCCGCGTCGCTGCTTCTGCCGCAAGCGCCCGCTTGTAGATTGCAGCTGCGATCTGGTTGTTGGCGTCGACCGTAATCTGTGCCGTCTGCTGCCGCTTGACGGCAAGATCGGCTTCCAGCTTGATGCGCTCTTGCTGCTGGCGCTCAGCCGGCAACTGCGAGACGTTGGCCAGCGATTGACGGATGCGGTCTTCTTCCGCCTTGCTTGCGCGGACCTGCGCGTCAGCAATGGCCTTGATGCCTTCGTACTCGCTGCGCAAACCCATCTCGCGCTGGTGCTGCAGGTCGGATAGCTCAGACGCGACACGCTGCGCATCCCTGCTTGCGGCTGCTGCAATTCGCGCCTGCACGTTGCCGTAGTTGATTGCCGCCTGCGCCGACATGGAGTAGGCGCGGGCCGACAACTCGCCGACCTCCTTGGCCCGCTGCGCGGCTTCGGCCGGGTCTTTCGCGGACTCGACCCAAGCGTCGCCCCATGCCTTGATCTGCTTTTGCTGATCGCTCAGGACGGCGCTCGGCATCTTCAGACTCTCGGCCAGCTTCTCGATTTCGATGCCGGCTTTGTTGGCCTCTGCGCGGAGCTTTTCGTAGGCGGCATTGACCGCCTCGTATCCGGCTGCGGCATTTGCTCCTTGGTACTGCTGCTGCGCGGTCGACTGGTTTGCCATCGGCGATGAGCCGAATGCAGGCAGGCGATTCAGCCTGTTGGCTTTGGCAAAGGCCGCCGCCGCATCGTCTAGGCGCGAGACAGCAGTCTCTGGGCGACCTACCCCGAGCGCCGCATCCCAAGCCTCTTTGGCTGCATCGGCGAACCCGCGCCACGCCTTTTGCAGCGTCCCAAGCCCGGCTTCGAGCCTCTTCGCCTGATCTGCCGTCGATTGCGCTGCGGCATTCTGAGCAAGCGCCGCAGCATCAGACGTGCGCCCCTGCCGCTCAAGCGCCGTGATCTGCTTGTACAGCTCGGCAGTCAGAAACCCGGTCTGCTCGGTCAGCTTCAGCGCGGCGGCTGACGGAGCCTTGCCGAGCTCTATGAAGGCGTCTGCGGTTTCCTTCGCGGCAGGCCCGCCAGCGCGCTCAAGCGCAATGGCTGCAGCGGTCAGTTGCGCGAACTGCGATGCCGCGACCTTGCCGCTGCCGGCGAGTTGCGTCAGCACCTCTGCGGCCTTGCCTTGCGTGCCGCCCAGCGATGCCACTGCGGCGGCCATGGCTTGCAACTGACCGACCGTCGTGCCTGCCGCATTGCCGGACAGCACAACCGCGCGCCGGTAGGCGTCGGTCTCGTCGGACGCCTGCTTGTATGCAAGTCCGGCAACGCCGACAGCGGCAGCGAGCCCGCCGACAAGCAGTCGCACAGGCGTGAGGATTGATCCGAGGGCCTTCAGCGCGTTGCCGACGCCTCCGAACGAATCCTTGATCTGCCCGCCCTGCTGGATCAGCACCAGCAGCGGGTTCTGGCCGCCGGCAAGCGAGGTGAACACGTCCGTGAACTGCGCGGGCAGTTGCTGCATCGCTGTGCGCAACTGGTTTGTGCTGACGCGCGCATCACGCGCCCCGGTGCTGTAGATGCCAAGCGCCCGCTCCTGCGCCCGCAGGTTGGCGATGAACGGCGCGGCCTGTTGGCTGACGCCGCGCTCGGCGGCCTCAAGCTCCAGCAGGTCGGCCTGGGTCTTCCCGATGGCATTGGCGCGGCGCTGTAGGCCTTCGACAAAAGCATTGTCGCCGGCCACCTTCTTCTCTTTTGCCTCAAGCTGGTCAAGCAACTGCGTGAACGCCGCCGTGGCGTCCGCAGTCCTGCGCAGCTTGTCGGCAGCAGCCTTCTCCTTCTCAAACAGCGGCACGGCGGCGAGCTCGCGCTCCTTGGCCTCCATCATGTCGAGCGCGGAGCCCCAGAACTGCACGTATTCGGCGGCCTGGTTCAGCTTTGCGGCCTCAGCCAGCCGCATGTCGAAGGCGCGGAAGTCGGCGAGTTCCTTTTCCTTGGCGTCGGCCGCGTCGAGAGCGGTCGTCCAGAAGTTCACGTAGTCGGCGGCCCTGGCCAGTTCCTGCGCCTTGGCCACGCGCATGCCGAACGCCGCAGAGTCGGCGGCCTCGCGCGAGCGGTCTTCGTTGACGCGAGCAACGGAGAGTTGCAGTGCACCGGCTTCGCGCGCCTCAGCCTGCAGCCGGTTGAGCGCCGCAGTCAGGTTGTCGATGTTCTTCTCGACCTGACCCAGCGCAGCCGACTTGGACAGCATCTCGCCGAAGACGTTGATGTCCTTCATCTGCTGCATCTGGGCAGCAAGGCTCTTGTACCCGGCCTCGGCCGCCTCAAGCCGCGCAATGGCGGCAGCAGCGTTTGCGGTCTCTCCGCGGCCAGCCGCTTCAGCCCGGCGCATTTCGGCGCCAGAAAGCACCAGCGCGGCCGTCTTGCGCTCAGTGGCCAGCGCCTCACGCTCGATGGCGCTGACGTACCGCTTCGACGAAGCCTCGAGCGCAGCCGTGTCGGAAGCGGCCTTGCCCGCCCTGTTGAAGGCATCGACAGTGGCGCGCTCAAACCGCTTGGCGACTTCGGTCAGGTCCGCAATTTCGGCGCGGAAATCCCCGCCTTCGGCACGGAGCTCGAATACGCCAGCAGCTGATACTTCTTCGGCCATGCGGTCAGTCCTTGGGCTTGTGCATTTCGCTCAGCGCGCCGGATTCAATGACGCGAAGGTCATCGAACACGCGATCACGTTTCTTCTTCGGCACGTTCAGGCGCTTCCAAACTTCCGGCAATGCGCTGTAGTCGAGGCCGGTCGGGCCGTTGAAGCCCGACCGCCACTGCGTCCGCATGGCAAGAAAGACCATTGCGGCTCGCCGGTTCTCCGGCCACACCGCGACAGGAGGCTCGTCAAAGTCATCGGCGCCGAAGCCCCACTTCTCGGCCGCTGCCAGTTCTTCAGGGCTCGGCCCACGGCGGTGCAGCGCTTCGCCGATGGCCCTCAGTTTCCCAGTCGGCCTTGCGTCATGCCTTCGCGGTAGTCGCGCACCAGGGTCAACGGTGCACCCGGGTACTTGCGGACGAACTTCGCCAAGTTGTCGCGGCCGAACTCCGCTGCCAGTTGCCACCCGCTGATGAAGTCCATCAGGGTCTCGACATCAGACGCGATGCCTTCCAGCGTTGCCGCCTTCAGGTCGGGGCGCTCTTGAGACGGGGGCGAGTCCTCGGCAAGCTCAATGGCCGCCTTGACCTTCTCGCGCGATTGCTCGACTTGCGCGTCCCACTTCTGCAGCAACTCGGCCATTTCGATTCGGTCGCGGAAAAGGAAGTCGAACTCGACGGTCAGCGGCTTGCCGTCGCCGGTCGGGATCTTGATGGCGCGCGTGAAGGTGATGGGGCCTTGCGGGTCGAGGTCGAGAACGATTTTCTTGCTGGCCATGGTGGCGGTCCTTCAATGCAAAAAGGCTCGCGCGATGCGAGCCCCAGGAATAAAAAAGCCCCGCCGAAGCGGGGCAGCCTCTACGAAAGGCAACTGCTAGTTCAGGAACAACTGGCCCTGTCCTTCAATGCGGAGCGCCGCAATGCGGGCCTCCATCGCAGGGCCGATGTCGCGCCACTTGCGCAAGCCAAAGCCGCAGCGGCTGGCGTCGGCCTGCGCTTCGAGGTATTCAAGTTCGGCGCGCGCGCGACGGGCACCCAGTTCGTTCAGCTTGTCGATCTGCGCCTGCATCAGCGCGTCATAGGTGCGGATCACCTTCAGCGCAAACGCCGGGCTGATCCACATGGCATAGGCGTAGACCAACTCCTTGGCAACGTAGGTGCCATTGCTGATGCCGTCATTGACGGTCGCAATGGGGCCTGCACAAATCTGTGCACCCCCAATTTCGCGTATCAGCGCCTTCGCCTGCTTGTTGCGCAGGAAGTGCCCCGGCCGGTGCTCTGGCTTGCCGCCACTGGCCCGGTGCAGGTCGTTGAGGCAGTAGCGCCCGTCGTCGTCGCGGCGGATCAGGGTTTCAGCGATCACGATGTGAGACATGGATTTCCTTTCGTAGAAATGGAAAAGCCCGCACAAGGCGGGCTCGGTTGCTCTGCCGGTCTGCGCCGACTCAATCAGTTAACGATCAGGCGTAGCTGATCGTGCGGCCCAGCGCCGCAAAGACGCCCTGCACGCGGTCGACCTGGCCGGACGACTGCATGGGGGCTTCGCCCATCATGAAATAGCCGTAGCCGTAGGTCGCGGCGCCGCTGCCCTTGACGGACTTGTAGGCGACCGGCGTGGTGTTGCGGCTGATGTCCAGCAGCGTCGCCCAGTTGGTCTCCGACGGGTCAAAGCCGATGTCGAAGGTGATCGACATGGCCTCGAATCCGTCCGGCAGCTTCAGGCCCTGCAGCGACTTCAGCAGACGCACGTCCACGAAGCGCGCCGTGCCACCCTGCGGGCTGATGGACAGCACGTTCGGCAGCTCGAGCCACGAACTGATCTTCGACGCCGTGCCAGCGCCGCCACCAGACGCGAAGTTGTTCGTGTTGGTGGTGTTCAGGCCCATCACGAGGAACGTGTCGGCGCTCTGCTGGTCGACCTGATAGACCGAGTTCTTGGCCAGATCCCAGGAGCATTGCAGCAGGATCTCGTCATCGTCGGCGTAGCCGTGCGCAACGGAAGTTGCCAGGCCAGGGTTTGCGGCGGAAATGCCGGTAACGGTTTTGGTAGCGGCGAAAGTCTGGGAGATGTAGTAACTCGTCCCGACAGGAGTGCTCAAAGCCATGATGTGCCCTTTCAGAAACAAAAAAGCCGCTTCTCGCGGCCGTGGTTGCGCCCTTGCCGGGCAATCCCGACCGACCCTTCCGGGGCGGCCAGAAACGACGAAGCCCGCGCTGGGCGGGCTTCAGTTGTTGGGTTCGATGCGGGTCAGGCGTTCCACCAGACCTCGAAGTCCTGCATGGCGCCTCGCGCCTCGGTGATTTCGTTGATCGTTGCAACCAGGGCGCCGATCGGCCTGCCGCTGAACGGCGCCGGCCGCAGCGCGGCTTCGATGGCGCGCATCTTGGTGTTAGCCGTGGCGCGGGTCGTCGCCCAGACGTTGATCTGCACGCGCGCCGACTTGATGCCTGGATCGGCGCCGTTGATCGGGTTGACGACGGCGCCGCCGACTTGGCTGTAGGTGGCATACGGCATGCGCGTGCCGGCCGGCGCGATGTCCGGCCACAGGCCGCCCGTCAGCAGCGGGTTCACCAATGCCTCGAGGTCGACTTCCATCAGACGGGCCTCAACAGTTGCTTCAGGCGCTCCATGGCGCGCGTCTGCATGGCGCGCACGGCATCAGCCTTGCGGGCTTCCCACGTCGGCCGCAGGTACGGATGCGGCGGCACCCACACGGGCTGCGCCAAGGCGCCCTTGCCGCCGTGCTTCACTCCAGCGACGCTCAGCGACTTCTGCGGGCTGAGCTTCTTGGACCGCATGAAGCCCTTCTTGCCCATCGCTCGGTTGTAGCGCCAGTGGCCGTACTCGACGTTCGCCCAGTGGCCCGCCTCTCTCTTGTTCGGGCCGACCAGGTAGATGTGCGTCTTGCCGGCCTTCGACCGCTTGTCGTCGTGCCAGCGGTAGAGCGACTTCTGCAGCACGCCCTTCTTGACGGGCACGCGGACCTGCAGCTCGTTGTAGATCACGGTGGCGCCAGCTAAGGCGGCGCCAGCAAGCACGGCGTCGATCGCCTCCGGTGACGCGAGTCTGGCCAGCGCGTCACTGATGCTCGAGCTGACAGACGCGTAGCGCTCCTTGGGGAACGTCGAAGTCGAATGACTGCGGCCAAGGCCTTGCGCCGCGGCTTCGGCGACGTCGGTGGCCATTACTCGCGGGCCCCGGTGGCGCAGACCAGATCGACGTAGCGGCGCTGCGCCAGGTCGGGGATGATCTGCTTGATGTCGAAGTACGTCGGCTCGCCGGCAACCTGCACGCGCACGCGCATGTCGGCGGTGATGTCGCTGCGCCAGCGAATGCGGATGCTGCACTTGGTCACGCTCACCTCGCGGTCGGCTTCGATGGCCTCTGCGGTGATCGCGCCCATGCCGCTGGGAAACCGGATGTCGGCGCGGGCTGTGGAATACGGCAGCCAGCGCTCGACCTCCTGGCCCCAGGTGTCACGCACGTCAGGGTTGCGGCGCTCGAAGTGCACCTGCGATCGGAGTAGGCCGGCGCGCATGGTCAGGCGAACTCGACGCGGTAGCGGTCGAGCATGGCGTCGGCGTAGGGCAGCGTCTTGAAGTCCGCCGAGCCGTATTCCACGTCGGCGGTCAGTTCGTACATGGACCCGATGCGCAGCTTCAGCCACGCCTTCAGGCCGTCAGGCACAAGTCCGATGTAGTGCGTGCCCGTGCCGGCATCGGTGATGTCGATCGCTGCGCCGCCTTGCGTGGCAGACAGCTTGAACGTCGTCGAGCTGGGCACGGCCTGCAGGTAGTAGTCGGTGTCTTCTTCCAGTGGAGCCGGCAACACGCCGCCGCTGTTTGACAGGCGAACGACATCATCGACGGCCAGCGCGCTCCACACGCCGCCCTTGATGGTCAGCACGTCGGTAGCAGCGACTGCGGTGATGGCGGCGGCCTCGCCGGCATCGAAGTCGACGCGAACGCTGCCGATCTGCGGCATCACGTCGGACGGCCAGGTCTGGCCCCAGGCTTCAGTGATGCACGGCACGGGCCCGGTCAGGTCGACGGCATAGACGGTCGTCGCCACCGTCTGCCATGCGCCGTTCATGTCGAGATACTGCACGGAGCGCACGCGCAGCACCGGGCCGCGCTGCAGGCAGATCACGCGCGGAAAGCCGTCGAGCGTGGCACGGTAGCGGGTGGCGATGATGGTGCGGTTGCACTCGCTCTCGGCGAAGTCGCGCGCAGCCCGAATGAACGAGTCGAGCTTCGCGTCATCGACGGTCAGGTCTTGGTTCACATGCTCGCGCGCCTCGTTTACGTCCATGGGCAAGGCTGCCGGCGCAACGATGGTGGTAACGCGCAACATGATGCTCAGGCCTCGCTTGCGGGCGTTTCGGCTGCTTGCGCAGCAGCCACGGCGGCAGCGATGTCGGCAGCCACGGCGGCGGCTTCGGCAGCATCGCGTGCGGCCTGCGCGGCGGCGGCTGCCTTCTCGGCCTTCGACTCGGCGGCTTCGGCGGTGGCCGCGGCCTTTTCTGGATCGTCCGGCGCGTCGATCAGATCCGCATTGCCGCGGTCGACCTGCTGCTGCGAGGCCTCGGTCACCGGGTAGTGCTTGCCTGCCTCAAAGACGGCGCGCGAGTTGCCCAGGCCGTCAGTGGCAAAGAAGCTGTTGCGGATCTTGACGAGTTTCATCGAACGGTCCCTCTACGAATGGAGGCGGCCCGCCGCAGTGAAGCGAGCGGGCCGCAAGCCGGGCATGGCCCGGAGACGCGGGCAGGATCAGAACTTGATCTGCTGCACCGACGACAGGTCGCTATCGCTGGCCGGGCTGTACTTGGCGTCCACGCCGAGCGCGACAACGGCACAGGGGCCGCCAGTCGCGCCGCCAGTCACCAGGCCGAACTTGATGTAGCGCTGCGTGCTGGCCTGCAGGTCTTCGGCGCGCACGTTGATGACGACTTGCGTGTTGTCGTTGTTCGACGCATGCGCCGCAAGCTGCGTTGCCACCTTGAGCGAGGCCGCGCCGCTGCCATCCGATGCGCACGAATACGCCTTGAAGTCGACGGTCTCTGCCGCGACGTTGCCGATCAAGGCAATGCCAAGCACCTGGTGGAACTTCGACATGTCGACGACATCCGTGAAGACCTCGGTATTGGCCACGGTTGCCGGGTCGATCGTGCCGACGACGGCGATCTTCTCGCCGGCTGCTACGTTGAGATTCATGATGGAACTCCTGAAAGTTGGGATGCTGAGAGCGGGCCGCCGAAACGGCCCTCGACGCTTACGCGCGGGTGTCGAGTTGCACGAACGCCGACATCGTGTTGCTGCCGTTGGCCGGGCTGACCGCCGCCGCCAGCTTGGGCTGTCCGTCAACGCGGAACGTCGCCTTGAAGGCCACGGCATCCGCGTCGAAGTACAGGTGCATCGACGTCGCCATCGTGATGCCGCCAGCCTTGGTGATCGACTGGTACTGCGTCAGGTCGGCCAGCATGATGTCGCCCTGGGTGCCCAGCGTCTTGGCGTGCTGCGTGACGATGATCGGGCGGCCCAGCAGGTTGCCGTAAGGCGACGCCTGGACGCTGTTGGCACCCGTTGCCATCCACACCGGATAGGCGCTCATCGTCATGGTGAACAGCTGCGGCAGAGCGTCGTTGTTCACCAGCCAAACGGCACGGCCGTAGGAGCCCGGCAGCAGGCGGGAGATCATCTTCGTCACGTTGGTGACGTTGATGGTCGCCGCGGTCTGGCTAGTTTCCTTGGCCACCGACACCGCTGCAGCGCCGATGAAGGCGCCCATGGGAGCGCCGGCACCGTTGCCGAACAGCACCGCCTCGTCCGACTTCCACCGGATCGAGCGGCCCATGTTCGGCGGCAGGTAGGCGTTCAGCGCAGTCGCGTCACCCAGCAGTTCCTCGGTCACCGGCACCAGCGCCAGCAGCTTCTTCAGCCGCATGTCGGTACGGCCAAGCACCGGCTTGGTGGCGGTGCCGGCGGCGGCCTCGCCCTGCCAGTAGGCGCGCACGCCGGTCGAGCCCCACGGGGTCGTCTCGTCCTTCGGGATCGACATGGTGTTGCCCTCGATGGGCATGCCGTCCGTCAGAGCCAGCAGCGACTGCTCTTCGAGCGCGATCTGGTTGACCGTGGTCGAGAAGCCTGGCGGGACCAAGAAGCCGCCGTCGGCGCCGACGCCCTCATTGCCGTAGGTGCTGGGCGCGGCGGCGCTGCGGTCCGTTGGCATGAGCATGGCCAGACGCGAATCGATGCCGCCGCCATTGCGGGCGCTCATCGTGGCGCCGACCACGGCCTGGGCGAAGTCGCCCATGCTGCGGAAGCCGCGATTCGGGTCCGACTCGACGTTCTCGGTGACGCGCAGCGCGGCGGTCGCCAGCTGCACGACCGAGCGGCCGAGGGTGTCGATGCCGGGCACGGCGGCAACCGGAGCGGCGGGCGAATTCGCGGCAAGGCCGGCTTCGTCCAGTTCCAGTTGCTGCGCGCGCTCGATTCGCGCCTTCAGCGATTCACGGCCAGCCTTGTGCTGCGCAAAGGTCGCAGCCTCGGCTTCGGTCAGGTCTCGGTTCTCACCTTCAGCGGTGGTGACAAGCGCGCGCATCGACGCGACGAATTGGCTGTCCTGCGCTTGCAGGCTGCGCACGGCAGGGCCCCAGGCGGCCAGGACCAGCGCGTCCGGCGAGGTGAGGAATGACACGACGGCGGCCGTCATGTCGGGCGATGCCCATGCGGCGCCAGCGGCGGCAATCAGGGCGACAACAGCCAGGAGGGAACGCTTCATTTCAGACTCCAAAAGCAAAAGCCGCCCGTAGGCAGCCAGAAACAAGAAAGCCGCCTTGCGGCGGCCGGTTGGGTTGCACAACGGCCCGATGGGGCCAGCGCGTCAGGTGCCGATGGGCCCCCTTCGCGAGCGGGCCGTGCTCAGCCCAGGATCTCCATGTCGTTGCGAGCGGATGCCAAGCGCGCAGGGCGGGCAGCGCGGGTTGCGCGCTGCAGCCGGCCGATCACGCCCTCAAGGCTGTCGATGCCGTCGATCATCTTCTCGGCCAGCGCTGCCTCGGCGCCGAGCACCCGGCCCTCGCCCATGCCGCTGCGCACGGCATCCACCGGCACGCCGCGGCCCTTGGCCACTGCGCGGGTGAAGGCGCCGTAGTAGTCCTGCGCGCGCTGCTGCTGATAGGCCTTGCCTTCCTCGTCCATCGGACCGAACGGGTGGCCTTCGGTCTTGTACTTGCCGGCCGAGAACAGCTCGATCTTCACGCCCTGCATCTCGAGCGCCTTGCTGATGTCCTCGTGGCCGCTGTAGACGCCGATGCTGCCCACCTCGCCGCCCGGTGTGCAGTAGGCCTCGGTGCACTGCGACAGCAGCCAGTAGCCGGCCGACGCCGCCAGGCTCTGCGCGACGCCGTAGACCGGCTTGCGGCCCTTGACGCGGTTGATCGTGTCGCCGGCTTCCTGCACGCCGTAGACGCTGCCGCCAGGCGTCGAGAAAGCCAGCACGATGCCAACGACGGAATCGTCCGCCTCGAGTTCGGTCAGCGCGGCCGAGATCTGCCGCGTGCTGGTGCCGCCCTCGCACATGTCGATCTGCCCAGGCCACTCGACGATGGGCCCGGTAACGGGCACGACGGCGACGTTGCCGCTGCGCCGGCTGGAGCTTGGGGCCGCAGCCTGCGGCTCGCTGCCGGCCCGGAAGTTCGACACGGCGGCCGCCAGCGCTCCAGGCGTGCCGTAGTGCGCCGCCAGGACCATCGCGTAGGCGGCCATGGCGTCGGGGCGCATGGCCCACGGGGTCGACAGCGCCCAGGCCAGTAGGTGGGGGTGTTTCATGCGAACTCCTTCAGCGACAGCGCCAGATGCAAGAGGGATTTGGTGACGGCGGGTTCGCCCATGGTGGGGCAGTCGTGCTCTCCAAGCCACGCGAGTGCGTCGGCTTCTTTGATGGCCAGCGACTCGGCCAGCGATTCGGCGCTCAGCGGTTTGCCAGCCACCAGCCGCCGCGCCATGCGGCCTGCGTTGGCCTGCAGCATGCTCATCATCCTGGCGCTGTTCTGCGGCTGCCCCTGATCCTGCGGCTGCACGGCGTTGGCGCCTGCGTTGCTCATGTTCATCGGCTGCAGCGGCTCGTCCAGGCCGTCCATCGGGTCGTAGTTCTCGGCTTCGCGGCCCTCGTTGCGGGTCAGGATGCCGGCCGACGTCATCGTCGACCAGTAGCGTGACCGCGCCTGCGAGTCGCCCATCAGCACCTCGCTCATGTCGAAGACCGGCTGCAGGTCAGAATCCTCGCCCAACAGGAAGCAGTTGATCGAGCTGGCCCACAGGCTCGAATACGGCCGCATGGTGTCGTTCCAGAACTCGATGCCCTGGTGCTCGATGTTGTTGTTCGTGCTGCGCTGCAGGTCTTGGATCTTGTGCGGCGGCACGCGGAAGATGCGGCAGATGTCGGCCACCTTCAGGCCGCGCCCTTCGACGAACTGCGCGTCGGCGTTGTTCAGGCCGAGCTCGTGGAACTTCATGCCTCGCTCGAGCACGGCCACCTTGCCGCGGTTAGACCCGCCCTGCATTTCCTGCCACGACTCGCGGAAGACCTTCTTTGCGGCCGGTGACGCAAAGCCGCCCGGGTGCTCGATCCAACCGCCTCCCGGCTTGGCATCGTTGGCGTAGAACCGCGACGCATAGGTCTGCATGGCCATGGCCTCGCCGATGGCCTCGCGCTCCACCTCGATCGGATTCAGGCCCACGATGCCGTCGTTGCTGACGCCGCGCAAGTGCCAGATCTGGCCCCGCGTGTAGTAGTGTTCGCGGCCGTTCTCATCCATGTAGCGGTAGCGGTAGTTTCCGCCGTGCAGCACTTCTGCCGACATGCGATCCGGGTGCAGCGGCAGCAATTCGTCGATGCCGCCGCGACCGTCGTCGCTGACCTGACAGAAGGCGTTGCCGCGCAGCGCCAGGTGCCACTGCAACATCAGGCGCCATTCGTAGGGCGACTGGAAGCGGTTTGGCTTTCGACACATCAGGCGCTCAAGCCAGTGGCGCGTGACGCGCGTCCGGCCTCGACCTTCTGGCTTCGGCTGGTACAGCATGAACGGCAGCACAGCGAAGCTCTCGGCCAGCACCCGCCCGCACGCCCACACTGCGGGCAGCGCCAGCGCCGACTGAGAGGTCACTCGCACGCCGGCCGAGGTGCGCGCGGCAACCGGCGTGAACCAGAAGTCGCCGGCTGGCGATCGGTCGCCGGAATCTGCGCGCAGCTTGGTGATGAACATCAGGCGCCCTCGTTGCCGGCTACGGCGTCAGTCGGCTTGCCGGGAGCCGCGTACAGCCCGGCCAGATAGGCGGAAGCCAGCGACAGCGCCAGCAGCAGGCCGCCAGCCACAGCGATGCCCCAGCCCGGGTGAATGACGACGCCGCCGGCCAGCACCATGAGCCAGCCCAGCAGCATCGCCACGTTGAAGATCTTCACGTTCATGGGCTGCCCCCGCGGCTACACGCCGACCAGTTCGTAGTCTTCCCCGATGACGTTGGCCTCGGGGTTGAGAGACATGAGCGCGACGGCGTCGAAAGTCGCCATCAGCGGATCGATCTTCGCGGTCCCGCTGGCCGCCTTGGTGACGTAGATCGCGTTGCCGCTCTGCTCCACCTTGGCGTTGCCCACGCACCACGTCATCAGCGGCTGGTCGGCGTGCACGAGCTCGCCGCCAGCCAGCATGCGCTCGCAGTCTTTGATCGCGCCCTGCAGCTTGTAGCCCTGCGGGATGCCCGTGATCTGCTCGGCCTTGATGTTGCGCTCGGGCTTCTCCAGCTCGGTCACCAGCGCGCCGATGCCGTGACGGTCGACGCCGATCGCGTTCTTCTCGGGCAGCAGGCCGGCTTCGTTCAGCCGGCAGATGATGTCGGCAACCTGCTTCACGTCCTCGCCAGGCTTCTCGACGATCACCAGATCGCCGGATTTTTCAAAGTCGCGCAGGACCGACGCGATGGCCTTGCGGCGCTCGAGCACGATCTTGTGCGCCCAGGCCTTGCACCACAGCAGCCAGCGGCGGGTGCCGAACTCGCGACCGATGACGGCAAGCCCCAGCAGGTCGTCCAGGCCGCCGCCGTCCACGCCTGTCGTGGCCACCTCGCTGCGCGCCATCAGTTCGTCGAGCGTCAGAACAATCGTCGCTTGCTGCCAGAAGTCGGCGCCGGCCCAGCGGTCGCTTCGCAGGGCCATCCCAATCTCGACGTTCAGGTGCTTGGCCAGGAATCCGCGCACGCTCTCGTCGCCGGCCTCCTGCGCCTGAGCCATGAGCCGGATCAGCGTCGGCTCGTCAACACTGGCCCCCATGTTCGGGTTCGTGACGTAGAAGTTCGCCGGGTCCATGTAGGCCTTGGCCTCAAGCATGTCGTCGGGGAACTCGTACAGCACCGGCATGAACTGCGGGTCTTTGATGCGCCCATCGCGCACGCCCCGCGCGTACTGCAGCTTGTTCTTGAAGACCCCCGCTGGCGGGTCGTTGCTCTGCGTGCTCAGGTACAGCACGCATCCTTCAGGTCGACTCAGCAGGCCGCCAGTGGCCTCGCGCAGCATGTCTTCTGCGTTCGCCTTCTTGCCAAAGAGCCACGCTTCGTCGATCAGCGTGACGATCCACTTCTTGCCGGCAACCGTGTCACTGTCGGCCGCCACGACCTGCAGCGTCGCCTTTGTCGTGCGGTGCGTGATCGTGCGGATGTGGTCCTGCACGTGCAGCAGGTCGCTCAATTCCTCGTCGGCCTTGACCGCATCGGCAGCCGGCTTGAATGCGTTGTTCGCCACCTCAACAGTCGGCGCCAGGATCCCGAACTCGCCGGCCTGCCGCCAGTTCTGGATCAGGAACGTCAACATGATGAAGCCGGCTGTCGTCGACTTCGTGTTCTTCTTGCTGATCAGCAGCAGCCATTCGCGGATCAGCCGCCGCCCTGTTTCCTCATCATAGGCGCCGAAGATGCTGGCCACGAAGTCGCGCACCCACGGCCGGCTGACCTCGCCCCACATCGGGCTGCCCGGCATGTCGACGACCCGGAGCTGATCCATGACGGACAGCGCCGATGCCGCTTGATCGGGGAACAGCGGCGGCGGAACCAAACTCTCGCGCGCAAGAATCCTCCTGCCCCAGTCAGGGCAGGCAGTTGACCACTCCATTCTTCAGCCGACCCGATCCGTCAGCCGCAGCAGAACCGTTGCCTCGAGCTCGTTGCCCAGGCTCGTCGTGATGCGCGGCCGCACCGTGCACATGAGTTCGGCCACGCCGGGCGGGATGCGGCCGCCGGAGATCTCAAACTGGATCGCCTTGCCGATGGCCGCCGTCGTGCCGTCAGGGTAGGTGACGACGCTGCTGTTGACCGTTCCCGTGCCGAACGTCAGCGAGCCTTGGTCGGCGATCACGGTCGATACAGCAGAAACGGTCTCGTAGTCGTCCAGCAGGTCGGTGAGGTTCACGTCGAACAGACGGGCGTCATAGGTGCGCTTTTCGAGGATGTCCATGCTTGCGTCCTACGAAAGATGCACAACGCGGTTGCGGGCGTCGATTGCGGTGTAGTGGCGGCGGGCATCGATGAGCCAGACGCGCGGGTTGCCTTCGATGTAGGCGCCAGGCACATTCAGCGCGATGTTGTCGGCCGCATGCGTATGCCTGGCATCGGCCACCACCAGCCACGCATCGACCGTCAGCGCCAGCCCGTCTGCCGTGTGCGCATGCAGTGCGTCAGCCAGCTGCAGGGTTTCTCCGTCCAGCAGCGTGAGGTTGTCGGCCGCGTGCGCGTGCAGCGCCTCCTGAATCGCCAGCACCGATGCAGCGGTCAGCGTCAGGCCGTCAACCGTGTGGCCGTGGGTTGCGTCGGCAACGATCAGCGCGTGCGCGGAGGTCAGGGCCAGCGCGTCGGCGGTGTGCGCGTGCGTCGCGTCGGAGACCGTGAGGTTCGCCAAGCCGGCCACCTCGAGCACCACGTTGTCCGATGCGTGCGCGTGGGTTGCTTCGGCGACCGCGAGCGTCGAGGCGGTGGTGAGCGTCAGCGCGTCGGCCGCGTGGGCGTGCGAGGCCTCGGCGACCGTCAGTACGGAGCCGACGGCCAGGGTGACGCTATCAGCCGCGTGGCCGTGGTTACAGTTGGCGACCGTCAGGATTGTGCTTGTTGCGCCGGTCCGCGCTCGCCCAACCAGCGCTCGCGCCGGGAATCCACGCCCGAGCCTGCGCGCCATGTCAGATCACCGATGCCCGAACTGCGGACTGAGGCAGCGCACGCTGCCGGTCAGACAGCCGCACGTAGTTGGACGCCACAAAAGCGTCCTTCAACTGCACGTGCCCGGCGTCCGTTGGGTGAACCTTGTCGGTGTCCATGTTCGCCAGCGTGAAGTACGTATTCGAGTCGGCAAATTTCACGTCGCGGCCATCTAGCCGCGCTTCGTAGACCAGCTTTCTGATAACGGTCGAGTACATCTCGACCGCCACATCAGACCCGTTGTTGTACGGGCTGTTCGACGTGTAGCCGTCTGACGCCATCTTGATCGGAGCGCCGATGCGGACTGCCGGCTTGTCGGTGTCGCCAGTGCCGCACACAAATGCCAATTGCACCGTGCCGGCCGACGTGGTCGCAATCTCGACGGTATGCGAGCCGCTTGAAAGCCCGGCGTAGCGCTCGGCCTGGATGTTGTAGCGGCTCGGCGACGCGCCGCCGTAGCCGCTGCTGCTGCCGACGTTGGTGTCAATGGTGCCGACCAGCGTGCCGTCGATGGTGACGGTAAACGTTCCGCCGTCAGCCAGGCCCCAGCGGTTGACATAGGCCACCGTGATTGCGGTGCCGCTGACCGAGATAGATGCAGTGGCACCTGACGCAGATCGGAACTTGGTCCCGATGTTGCAGATGGTGGCCGCCGACCAGGACGCCGAATAGGTCCACGCCGCATCGCTGGCCTGCTTGATGTTGGCAGTTGTGCGCGACATCCATGCAATTGCCGCACGGAGACTGCGTTCGTATTGGGCCAACGCTGTTGCGTTGGTGCCGTGGTAGCGCAAGTCGTTGTAGCCGGTGAACATCGCCCAGTAATCCGTGGGCGTGACGCCGGTCAGGTAGGTCTGGTTGCGCGCACTGCTGCGGTCGTCTGTGGTCTGGTCGACGATCTGAGTGCCGCCCACGCCGCCATTGACAAGGGTGTTTGTTGCCAGGGCTGCGTGGTACAGGTTGAGCCAGCGATTCGCCGCGGAAGATGCGTTGCTGCCCTCAGTGATTGAGTCGCCGACACCGCGCAGGGTGTCGAGCGTGGTCATCGTCAGAGAGTCGTGATGCAGCCCCGTCGAGTTTGTCCAAGCGCCATATCCGACCAGGCCAGCGCGCCCCGAGGCGACATCGGTATCCGTGACCGAAATCAACGTTGACCCGCCAACAGACAGGCTGATGGTCGAGCCGTTCATTGTCAGGCGCAGCGTGTAGTCGTTGCCGACTGTCAGCGTCGCTGCTGAGGTAGAGCCCAACTGCGTGCCGGTGCCTGCAACCGCCTTCCAGAGCTGCCATCCGGCGCCAATGTTGTAGATTGCCCAGTAGAAACTAGACGCGCTGGTGCTCATGCGCCCGGTGACGCCTGCATAGCCAGAGCCGGGCAACGACACGACCCGAATGACAGCCTCGACGTACCCGTTTACAAAGTCCGCTCCGCTAGCGTAGTAGAAGCTGCCCGACGCCCCTGCCACCTTGACGACGGCGCGGTTTGCGTCGCTGATCTGGATGTCAGACGACGCAAAGTTGGGATGCTTGGCCCACGTCGCCCCAGTCTCGCCAGTGTGCGATGCGAGCGCAGTCCCAGACGTGTCCGTAAAGCTGTCGCTGACCAGCGTTTGCGGCACGGATCAGACCTCGACGATCATGTAGCAGTAGGCGTTCACGGCGGCTGCAGCAGTCACGCGAATGCGCCCGAACTTGTCGATCTGGATGATTGGCTCGCGGCCCAGCGGGAACTGCTTGACGTACTGGTTCGTTGGCGCGATCAGCTGCACGTCGAGCATGCGGACTGCCGTGATTGATCCCTCGCCTGACGCCGTGTAGCCGGTGGCCGTGGTGCCGACTTGGATCAGGTTGGTCGTCGGGTCGCCGCCTGCCAATGCAGCCGCGTCGAGCTTGACAATGCCGGCAGCAGCGTGAGCGGTGACAGTGGCGGCTACGTCCGTTTCCAGCAGCTCGACCTTGATCGGCGCTGCTGCTGCACTGCCGTCGAACGAGATGCCCCACTCGACGATGCGCGCGATCAGCGTCGCGCTCGGCTTGACCTGCAGCAGCGTCTTGATGGATGTGCCGGTGGTGACGACAGCCTGAGCCGCGGTTGTCGGGCTCGGGCCGTTGGCGATGAGGTAGAGGGCCATGGTCGGTCCTTACGCCGGATCGGCGATCTCGATGTCGAACGCCGGGATGTTCACGGTGTTTGAGCCGTTCGCCGTCAGCGCCTGGCTCGTGCAGGTCGTGCCGTACAGCAGCGTGCTGGAGCCGGTAATGACCAGTGCAATGTGCGTGGCCGTGCCCGAGGTGTCGATGAGCACCGACGACTGAGCGCCGACGGTCACCTTGCGGCCCGACGTGTCGCCGTTCGCCTTGGTGAAGTCGCCGGAGTCGACCACGATGTCGGCCAGCGCGTAGGTGCTGTTGGCCTCGGTGTAGGTCGTCGGCTGCGCACTGCACACGATCAGCTTGGTCGCGGTGGCGATGACATCGAGAGAGCCGTCGAGCACGGCGTCGACTGCGAACTTAGCCACGGGTCACCTCCTTGTGGCCGATCACGGCCTTTTGAACGTCGAGCGTGGTGTCGCCCATGGCGGCGGCGATGGCATCCGCGCCGGGCTCGCGCGCCCAGCCGTTGGCGACGAAGCGGGCACCAGCGACGTCATCGACAACGCGGACCTCGCCGGCCTCGAAACGGTCGCGGCCGTCGAGGAATGTGGTGGTGCAGATGATCTTCATGGAAACCTCTCGACCAAAACGAGAAAACCGCCCGGAGGCGGTTTATTGGTTATGCGCAGATACTGTTTCAGCGTCCGTTAGATACCACGAGTTTAGGCGGCGCTGCGGCTTTAAATCTGCCGCCAGCGACCTTTTCAGCCTTGCCCTGCTGCTCGTCTCGCTTGCCGCCGTTCTCACGCTTGGTGTGCGTGTACTGGACGGCGGCAATGGCGGCGCGGACCTGAAGCGGGGACACGTTGGTCAGGCCCAGCGCGATGTTCTTCAGCAGCGTCAGCATGTCCGTGTCGGCCTGCTGGACGACAGGCTCGGCCGCGTTGCGAACCAGCGATCCGCCGTGCGGGTGGGGCTCAAGCGTCGTCGTGACGGCCGGGGCTGGGGCAACAGGCGCCACCGGCTTCTTCGGCTTGCGGCCGGCGCCTGGGCGAGCGCCGCCAGTGTTGGGTCGAGCGCCGCCGCTTCTACCCTTGACACCAGCCATTTGATGGTTCCTACTTACGTTTGCTGATTAGGGCCAGGACCGGACTTTTTTCCGCGCGTGGG